ATACCAGAAAGATTTCAACATATCATTGTAGATGGTGCAATGCACTACGGATATTTGTTTAGGGGTAACACACAAGATGCGCTGGTTATGAAAGAAAAATTTGACGAAGGTATTAAGCATATGCGTTCTCAGCTTATCAATAGAACACCATACGTAAGGTCGTATATGCTTACTGGTGCTACAGGTGGAGCAAGTTCAGGCTTCGGTATTTAGGGGCTATCACAATGGATGCATGGCAAACCTACCCAGTTGAGTTTCGTGGTGGTCTTATAACTAATCTATCCCCGTTGCAGCAAGGTATTAATGCTCCGGGTAGTGCAAGAATACTACGTAACTTTGAACCATCTGTTGAGGGTGGCTATCGGCGTATTGAGGGTTATGATAAATACGACAGTAATATTATACCACCATATGGCGCACCTGTTGTTCATGGAGATAGTCAAAGTGGTACAACATTAATAATAGCTGCAATACATACTACACCAGTTGCAGGTGATACATTAGAAATAGCAGGAGTTACTGGTACTTATACAATTGCATCTGGCGGTGTTACATATGATGCTACAAATAACAGAGCAACATTAACCTTATCAACAGCATTAGATAGCAGCCCTGCCAATGCTGCTGTTGTTACATTTAAAACAACAACATCTAAATATTTAGCTATTGGTGTAGCAGCGTGGGAAGATACTGCTATTGTTTGTAAGAACGCTGATATATTTAAAACAGGTGGTTCTGGATTTACAAAAATTAATGTGCCAGATTATGGTACACCTCTTGTAAATGGTGGTAGTCAAACAGGTTCTACTTTAGCTATTGACGGTTTACTTACAGCACCACAACAAGGTGATGCGTTTAAAATAGCAGGTGTTAACTTAGTATACACAGTAACTGCAACCGCTACTGTAACATCGGGTGGTACTACACTAGCTATTAATCCGGCATTAGCAAGTAGCCCTGCAGATGGTGCAGTTATTACCTTCTTATCTACAAGTAGAGAAGGTGCTAACAAAACAAAGTTTGCTAAATATAACTTTAATGGCACTGAAAAAGTTGTAATTGTAGATGGTTTAAATGAACCTGCATTATATGACAATGCTACATTTACCGCTTTAACAAGCGCACCTACAGACGTTATAGGGGCTACTTTTGTAGCAGAGGCTAAAGGTCATCTATTCTTTGCTAAAGGTGACACGGTAACTTACACAGCGTTTGAAACAGACTCTGACTTCTCCATAGGTAATGGAGCAGGTAATTTTAGAGTAGGTGGAACTGTTACGGCTTTAGCTGTATTTAGAGAACAGTTAATTATTTTTACTGAATCTACTATACATCAACTCACAGGCAGAGCAGTTTCCGACTTTGTAGTACAAACAATAACCGCAGATATTGGATGTATTGATTCTGACACAGTGCAAGAGATTGCTGGTGACGTTATGTTCCTTGGCCCGGATGGGCTTAGACTATTAAGTGCTACAGATAGAATTGGGGACTTTGGACTAGCTTCTGTATCTAAAAATATACAAAGTGTAATGACAGGTTTTATTTCTGCAAACACATCTTTTACAAGTTGCGTAGTCAGGGAAAAATCACAGTATAGATTACTTGGTTATAATAATAATATTACACAAGAAAATGCTCAAGGTATATTAGCGACACAATTTGCGCCGCAAGGCGGTGAAGGAATGGCTTGGGCAGAAACACGTGGCATACGTGCTTATGTAGCAGACAGTAACTATAACCAGAATGTAGAACAAGTTTTCTTTGCCAACGATGATGGCTACTTGTATCAAATGGAAAGCGGTAACTCCTTTGACGGTATTAATATACAAACTACATTTGCTACGCCGCACCTACCGATTAGTGACCCACGTAAGCGTAAGACATTTTACAAACTGTTTTTGTATACTGATCCGCAAGGTAGTGTCGCATTTGACGTAAGTTTAAAACTAGACTTTGACAGTCAGGGAACTATTCAGCCAGCACCAATAAGTATTCAAAATACACAGGGTACAGTAGGATTTTTTGGAACAGGTACTTTTGGTATAACCCGATTCGGTACTAAACTGTTAAAGTTATTTCAAACACAAGTTGTTGGTTCAGGATTTACAGTATCATTTCAATTTGAATCGGAAGACGATAATCCCCCCTACTCAATTGATGCACTAACAGTTGAGTATGGATTAAACGATAGAAGGTAGAAACTATGGGACAAGGCTACACTAGAACCGATACTATTAATAACATAGCGGATGGTAACATTATCAACGCCGCAGACTTTGATGCTGAATATGATGCTATCGAAGCTGCTTTTAATAGTAGTACAGGACACTCGCACGATGGTACATCTGGTGAAGGTGGGCCAATTACTGTGCTTGGGCCAGCGCAAGATTTTGTAGCTAGTACTACTGAAATTAAACCAAAGAGTAATAATACATTAGATGTTGGTACAACAGGACTAAAGTTTAAAGACCTACATCTAGCTGGTACAGCTAACCTTGTAAATGTAACTACCACAGGTGATGTTACTCTTACAGGCGCAGCTAACAATATTGTGTTTGATGCCAGTGACAATGCACTAGAGTTTGCAGATAATGCAAAAGCTACTTTTGGTGCTGCTGCTGATTTAGAAATATACCATGACGCATCAGATAGCATCATCAGAGATACAGGCACTGGTAAACTAGCACTAGACGGTAGCACAGTTGAAGTCAGAAAAAATGATGGCTCAGAGGTTATGGCACAATTCGTAGAGGATGGTGCTGTAAGTTTATACCATGACAATTCTGTTAAACTAGCAACAACAGCAACAGGTATTGCCGTTACTGGTAGTATTGCTTTGGATGGTATACATCTTGATGATAACGAAAAAGCCACATTTGGTGATAGCACTACACCCGATTTAGAAATATATCACGATGGAACAAACAGTATTATTGAAAACAATACTGGTGAGTTGTTTATTCAAGGCAACAATATAACTCTTCGTAGCGACACAGATACTGAAACCTTTATTGCTATGGACAAAGATGGTGCAGTAGAACTGTACCATAATAATGTAAAGAAATTTGACACAGATGCAGATGGTGTAAACGTAACTGGACAAATTGATGTAAGCACAAACGTAAACTTAACATCTGATGGTGGAATAATTAAGTTAGGTGCAGATGAAGAAGTAACACTTACACATGAACATAATGTGGGTGTGCAAGCTAAAGCAGCATCTGGATTTGAACTCAATTTACAAACAGGTGATACATCTGTTGAAAGCGGTAACGTCTTAGGTAAGATTACTTTTAATGCGCCGGATGAAGCTGGTGGCACAGATGCTATTCTTGATGGTGCAGCTATTGAAGCTGTAGCTGAAGATACTTTTGCATCTGATAATAACACAACTGCGCTTGTATTTAAGACAAACACATCAGGTGCAGCAACAGAACGTATGCGTATTAAAGGCGATGGAACAATCGTCATGGACACACAAGTTGACATTGACAATATTACTATTGATGGCAATACAATTAGTAGCACAGATACTAATGGTAATATAGTTGTAGCACCTAATGGTACTGGTGATGTTCAGCTTGATGCTGACACAGTACGTGTTGGTGATTCAAATGTTGATGTTACACTCACTACTAACGGTACAGGAGACTTAACACTTAGCACAAATGCAGGTACAAATTCAGGTGTAATTACAATTGCTGATGGTGCTGATGGTAACATTGCACTTACACCAAATGGTACTGGTGAAGTTGACATCACTAAAGTAGACATTGATGGCGGTGCTATTGATGGTACAATAATTGGTGCTAATAGTGCGGCAGCGGGTACATTTACAAATTTAATAGCAGGGACAGACTTGACACTTGCTACTGGCGCAACTGTTACTGCCATTCTTGATGAAGATGACATGTCTACTAATAGTGCCACGGCACTGGCTACACAACAGTCTATTAAAGCATTTGTGGAAAATACAATTAGTGGTGGTTCATTTGGTAGTGGTATTACAAGTGGTGGTAACATTACCCTTAACGATGATGGTAACTCAAGCCCTAACGGTTTTGGTCTTGTGTTTAAAGAAGCATCAGCTACTTATACAACCACATTGAATAAAACAACCCCAACAGCTAATAGAACAATATCTTTGCCTAATGAAACAGGAACAGTATCTACACAGGCATTCGCAAATGGCGCAGCAGTAGCACTAGCTATCGCATTAGGATAACAGAAAAGACTTGACAAACCATATAAATTATGGTATAATTAATGTACATTAGGAGTAAATAATGGCAAACGCTTTTAAAATAAAAACCTTTGCTGGTGGTAGTACTGGTGCTAATACAGATATGACTATCTATACTGGTAAATCTGGTACTGAAACTACCATTATCGGTATGTCTATTGCTAATATTACAACATCACAAATAACTGTAGATGTTAAAATAGAAAGTGATACTTCAGACACAGAAACAAATGGAAACGTATTCTTAATTAAGGATGCGCCTATTCCTGTAGGTGGTACACTTGTACCAATTGGTGGGGATCAGAAGGTAGTGCTGCTTGATACGGATGTATTAAAAGTACAATCTGATACTGCAAACAGCGCAGATACAACTTTGAGCATTTTGGAGATTACTTAATGCCTTATCTTGGTAACATACCAGCTGTAAACTTTAGCACAGCAGCATATCAAGACCTGACTGGTGACACAGGTAGCCCGACAGCAAAGCGTGATTTTACGCTTGACCATGCTGTGGGTAGCGCACAGGATATTGAAGTATTTGTAAATAATGTACGTCAAGAGCCAAGCGCAGCCTATACTGTAGCTGGTACTGCCTTGACTATGTTGGGTGATGTAGAGACTACAGATGATTTCTACGTGGTCTTTCAGGGCAAAGCCCAGCAGACAGTAACACCGGGTGCTGGTACAATTACAAACGCTATGTTTGCTTCTGGTACAACTCTTGGTGGTGGCCGCTACTTTAGAGATAGCGGTGGTGGACTAGCTGACATTGTGCGTGTACACGAGGCGCAGCTAGACACTGACATTACAGTAGCGGTTAATACAAACGGCTTATGTGCTGGCCCTCTAACAGTAGCAACAGGAGCTACCGTGACTGTAAACGGTAATCTGGTGATAACATGAGTGAACTAAGAGCAAACACAATATCGGCAGCAAACGGCACAAGTCCTGTCACGCTGACTAAACAGGAAGCGGCAAAAGGTCTTTTGAATTACAATCAAATTACTGACACCGTTACAAATTCATTTAACAACTCTAGTGTTTCTGACGATGCAACAGCAATTTTCACAGCCACCCATATTAATAATTACAGCGATGCGCTTTATTATCCTTCGACTTTGCCCGTAATACAAAATTCCGTTTCTAGGGGCGGTTCATCGCTAGGCATTTCAGGTACGATGAACCCTGTGTCATCATCTGCCTCAATCACATCATCAACAACAAAATTTGAAAGTGTCAGGCTTGCTAGTCAAGCCAGTGCTGCAACTGAAAGTGGCGCAGAGTATGACAGGGCTATAGTAATTACTTGTGGAGACTTAGCATGAGTGAGATAAAAGTAGATACCCTCACTGGCAAGACCACTGCTAAGACTGTCACCGTGACTGTTGGTGCTACTGCTACACAGTCTCTTGAACAGGGGTTAGCGAAGTCTTGGGCATCTATTGACCAAACTAGCACAGAC